GAAGAAATAATTTATTGTGATGAGTGTGAGTCAGAAGCTATTTATAAAGCTAATGGCTTGTTCTTATGCACAGTTTGTTTAACTAAAAATAATAAAGAGGTAAAAAATGGATCTTGAACAATATGGTGGTGGTTTAGAAGTAAGCCAAGAAGATGAACAAATAGCGCCTGGCAAGTATGTCATGCAATATGTTGATGAAAGCGAGATAAGAAATGATAGAGGATATATCGGTTGTCGTATGACTTTTGCACTACAAGATAGTAAGTATGGTGGCAGATTGGTTTCTGGTTTATTCACAGTTGCTAATCCAAAATCAACAAAATCAGAAGAGATAGGCAGAACCGAGTTATCAGCTTTAGCTAGTGCTTGTGGTTTGACTACTCTCAAAAATACTGAGGAATTAAAAGGTATCAAGTTCAACGCTATGGTAAAAATCAATGACAATGGTTATCCAGAAATAGACAGTCAGTTTGGCAAGGGTTTTAGTAAAGCAGAACAAACTGAAACAATTCTTCCTAAAGAAGAAGTAGCTGAACCAAAGCCAATAGAAGTTGATCCTTTAGATAGCGAAGAAATCCCTTTTTAGATGAAAAAAGGTAGCCTTTGTAGGGAGTGTGGACTTCCTGCAAAGGGGTTTCTTTACAAACATAATGATCTTTATTATGGTAGTTGCTCAATGGAGCATTTAGAGAGAATAAAGGAGAGAATTGAAAAAGGAGAAAAACTTGCTAGAAAATCTTATACAAACAAAGATGGAATTGCATACGCAAGGAAACAAAGCAAGGATAAATACTTAGAGATTGCAAAACAGACTGGTAGCTTTGAGCTGCACAAATGGTCTAACGAACAAAGAGATTCTTTTTTCAATACAATAATTTTAAATTACTTGGATTTTGAATCTGAGTTAGGTAACGATAATGGATCTGACTAAATTTTATGAGAATGGTTTAGTATTAGACAAAGAATTACATTTTGGAAGTGGCAAAGATATTTCTGATGCCATTAACCAAATGAATGATGATGGTTTAGCAATTAGTTTTATAGATACATCTGGAGAAGTTATTAGATGTATGGTTAAAGCAAGTGCGACTACAAGGCCTGATAAGAGTAATGAAAAGTCTGGTTGGTATGTCTATAACGAAAATAACAATTACATTAACATTACTTATGGCAACTGGCGTACAGGCGAACAAAAGAAATGGTCAAATACCGATGTCAATAAACTTTCTTTACGAGAGCAAAACGAATTAAAAGCCATTGTTCAAGACAACATAGAAAGGCAGAAAAAAGAAAGAAAAATAAGGCAAGACGAAATAGCTAAAGATTGCCAAGCAAGATTTAAAAACGGAATTGACTGCGTTGGTCACAAATACCTCGAAGATAAAAAAATTAAAAATTATGGATTTAAAACAATAAGAGATTCCCTTGTTGTTCCCTTATATTCTACAACCAATGTCAAGCCAGAGATTAGGTCGCTGCAATACATAGATAAGAAGGGCGAGAAAAGATTTGTCAGCGCAAGTGAAGTCAAAGGTAGTGTGCATATTGTTGGTTTCAGTTGGTCAGAGTGGCAAGACTTAGAGCAAGTCTTAGTTGTTGAAGGCATAGCAACAGCATATTCAGTATTTGAAGCAACGAATTTACCAGTCGTTTGCGTATTTTCAGCGAATTTTGGTCTTACAGCTTTGACTAATTTAAGAAAGCTAACTAAAGCCATTAATAATACAGTTGTTAGATTGCCTTCTATTGTTGGCGATTTCAACGACTTACACCAAGAGCAAGGCTTGGATGCAGTTAGAAATGAAATTTTAGATCGTGGTTTGCCTTTAAAACAATTCAATATCAAGTTTCTTAAAGGCGAGATACCAAAAAGAGAATGGTTGGTAGAAAATTTTATTGAGCTTGGGAAACCAGGAATTATGGCAAGTATTGGTGGTATAGGTAAATCCATGTTGGCATTGGACTTATGTTTGAAAGTTGCGCATGGTTCTGGCTCTTGGCTAGGCAATCCAATAGTCAATTCTGGTAGTGCAGTTTATCTCAGTAGCGAAGATGATCATCAAGAGTTACATCGCAGAGTCGATTCATTGGATAAAGAAGGTAAAAGGTTTGAAGGTCTTAACGAAGTCTATGCTTTGCCTATACCTAGTATGAAAGAAAGATTGATTGTTTTAGGAGATAATAATTCTCAAGGTTTGCACGTTACCGCACAAGGAGATGAATTAATTACTGCCTTAGAAAGCATAGATAATTTAAAGTTGGTAGTGATAGATCCTATTCAAAGTTTTGTGAGTGCGAGTATCAGTAGTTCTAATGAAGCTGGGCAGATGTATGCAAGTTTTTGTGCAAGTATTTCCGCAAGATTAGGAGCTACAGTTTTAAGCATTCACCATTTTTCAAAGCAAGGGTTAGTTGGTACTGAAGATAACATGACAGCAAGAGCAAGTATTCGTGGCGCAAGTTCGCTCGTTGATGCACATAGATTCGCATTAGCGTTGTATTTGAGTTCGGAAGAAGAAGCAGAGCGTTTGTGCTTACAAAATGGCGTAGAATTTGACAGAACCAGAGTTGTGAGAGCAAGTATGGTTAAGTCAAATAGTGAGATAGATTATTCGGTCAAGACTTTGTTTAGAAAAGATGTTGTGCTTGAGCCGATAGAAGATATAAAAAGTAATATAAATTGGGATTGAGATGAAAAAAGAAGAATACGATCCAAACGATTTATCTATAAAGAACGCTTACGCAACACGCTGGATTTGGTATCACACATTGTTAGGTTTACTGCTGCTTATGACTAACATACTTTTAATTTCTATTTTGACAATCCTAGCGGTCAAGTTATGAGCTTTATCAGAAGAAGAAAGAAAAAGAATCGTAAGGCAGAGAAAGAATATAACGAGTCGCTCTGGAAAGCG